GTCCTTCAGCGCCTTGAAGACCCTCAGGTCCCATTGCGCACCCGTCGACATGCCCATCTCGGTGAAGAGGGGCGTGTAAATGCCGAGGTTGTCGGTCTCGACATCGTCCCTGTCGACACCGAGGGTCAGTTCCAGCGCCTTCTCCTTGATGGAGTAGTCGTGCTGTTGCAGGTTCTGCACCGCCCGGGCGCCGACCCATTCCCGGACATTCGGGATCTTGCCCAGCCAGCCGTACTTTTGCTCCTTCGTGCTCGAAGGAACGACGGTCGCCACCCGCAGATACGCGGTCGAGGCCTGGCCCAGTCCGTTCTGGAAGTTCGTCTTGAAGCCGACGCGGAGGCTGTCGAGGTTCGCTGCATTCACAAGCATGTCGGGATTCCTTACGAGAGCATGGCGCGGGTGAGCGACTCGTCGAACCGGACCCAGACGCCGTTGGCGTCCACGCTGTCGACGACGCCCGCAGGCGAGCGGGTGTTGGTGCCGTTCGTCTTGGCGACCGTCTGGTCGTCGACGATGTAGCAGACGGTGCCGATGTCGGCCTTGGTGATCAGGTCGCCCGCCGAAGAGTTGGCGAAGCGGAAGATGCCCGGGCGATAACGGATCGATTCCGTCCCTGCACCCACCGAGGCTTTGCGCTCCAGCGCCATCCCGGCGCCGAACGATCCGGTCGCGGTTGCGCCCTCGATCAGGTCACCGCTGGAGTTGCGCATCAGGATGGCCCCGGCGAAGATCGACTGGGAAGCACCGAGGGTGCCGACACGCTCGTCACCCTCAAGGCGCGGCGTGTTGCGGTCTTGGGTCAGCGGGGCCATCAGCTGCGCTCCTTCTGTTCAGCTTGCAGGGTTTTCAGGTAGGCCGCCTCGTCCAGGCCCAGCGCCTTGCAGGCGGCCTGCTGCTCGGCGTTCAGCGAGACCAAGCCGTCCTTGCCGGCCGGCGGGGTCTGGACGGTGCCGGTGGCGGTCAGCATCGGCATGCCGCTGACAAGCTTCTCGGCGGTGACCGGGTCGGACATGTGCAGTGCGATCATGTCCTCCCGGTTGCCCGCGTTGATCCCGGCGCGGCGGTCAGCGATGGCCTTGTCGATGAAGGCCTCGGCCTTGCCGCGCTTGTCGGCCCGCTCGAAGGCTTCGACGCGCGCCTGCAGCGCGACGAGGTCGGTCTTGCCGCCTGCTGCCAGTTTCGCGGCAGCGACCACAGCCTCGGGCGCGGCATCTTCGGCGACCCCCAGCGCAACGCCGATCTGCGAGATCGACGATTGCAGCGTGGCCTGGACCGCAGCGTCTCCCTCGTGCTTCTTGTCCTTGAGCGCATTGAGGGCGGTCATGACGTCGTCTTCGGACGCCCCTTCCGCCAGGCCGAGCGCGTCGGCCATCTTTGCCTTGAAGTCCATGGATTGCTCCCGGTTGAGTGTCTGAAGGCCCTTGAGGTTCGGGCGGTTCACAAGGCTGGCCCGCAAGATCGCGACGACCCGCTTGGCCTTGTCGTGCAGGATCACGGGCGACATCGCGCGATAGGCCTTGTCGGCCACAAGCGCGCGCCCCGCGCCGGTCCATTCCACACGGCCCCAGATCCCGTTGTCGCGGGCCTGAAGCTCGGTGATCCAGCCACGGGCCGGAGAGGGTTCGCCCTGACCCGATTTCAGGTCCTCGGCGTGATTCTCGTCGATCTGAAGCTTGGACTGGTCGGCAAAGCTGGCAGCAATAATCGCTCTGGCATCCTCGACCGTGTAGGGGCCGCGCTGGTCAGCGGTCAGGACCCGCCCTTCAGCAGTCGGGAGAAGATGCACCCACTCCGGCACGTCGGCGCCATGGTCGAGGTCGGTCGCGGCCATCATGGCACGGGAAAGTGAAGGGGCAGCTTGCGTCATGCCCGGGATCATCGCGATCCCGTTCGGGGCAAAACACCCACAAGGGCTTGCGGGTCAGCGGCGCCGCGGCGCGGGTCGAGGGGATGGCGGCAGCTTGACTGTCGTCGGGTCCGCGGTCAAGCGCCGCACCCGGCGCGATCTTCAGAGAGGCTGGCCCGCTGCCCCGGAAAGGTAGTCCGCGACGATGTCCAGGACCGCGCCCTCGTCCTCGACCGAAAGCCCGACAAATGGCCGCGCCGGGATGTCGCCCCAGGGGATCGGCCCACCGCGACTCGTCCGCCCGAAGGCGCCTTGGCCCGCTCCGAACTGCTGGACGGCCGAGTAGATCATCGGCGATCCCCATTCGACCCGATCCGAGAAGGCCTCGTAGGTGATGGTGGAAGACAGCGCTCCCGAAGGGCCGAAGAGCGGACGTGTATCCAGGCGGTTCGTCCGTCGCCCGCCCTGGGCTGTAATCGTGACCGGCGACTTCGGCGCCCAGACCGACCCATCGGGCGCGCGGCCGGTCGGGAAGCGCTGCTTGGTTGACAGAACGAGGTATTCGCCGAGGTCCTGGAAGAGCGGCAACGGGTTTTCGAGCGCGCGCGCGATACCTTCCAGCGCCGCCGTGATCTCGTCATTCTTGATCTCCATGGCAATCATGGCTATCTCCCTAAGCAAGGCGCTGCGGCAAACTCTCCCCGCGATAGCTGAGGATCGACCTGGGGTCCAAAGGTTCCGTCGGTGGAAACGGGAGCCCACCGCGCAGTGCCCAGGGGGCGGCCCAGGTGCCGCCCCACCTCATTCCGGCAAGGCGTCACCCGCTCCGTTTTTCCGCCGCAGGGCCTGAAGCGTCCTGTCCCGCCTCGCGGCATCACGAGACAGCCTGTAAAAACTGACCAGGAACAGCTCGCCATTCTCTACGACAGCCTTCACCACAAGGACGTAGCCACCTGCGTCGCCGGCATCCTTGACGAAGACCATCTTGCGCGGACCGTCAGACAGTTTCTCGGTGGCGGTGTCGATAACCTCCTGGATGCGGAGATACTCAGCCGCCGAAAGCTCAGGGTGCCTCTGGGCCTGCTTTCGGGCGCTGTCGGCGGATAACTTCGCCACTCGCTCGGTAGATTCCAGCGCTGCGGCGTCGGCAGCACCAATGCGTCCGACTGGCCACGCTCCCACCGGCTCTGCGAACCATCGCGCAAAGAGCGCCGACCTGACCCAGTCCTGAATCACCGCGACCGACAACTCCGGTGGCAGTGCCCCCAGTTTGGCCGTCAGCATTCGGATATCGTCCACCGCGCTTCCTCCAGGCGCATAGGCCCAGCCCCGATCGATCCCGGCTGGTGTGCCAGTCTTCGCGTCCAGCTTCTGCCAGCCGTCGGGCAGCGGCTTGCCAGGCTGTCCGCCCAGGCGCTGCGCGCCCTTTAACGACCGGGCGCCGACGATGTAGCAGCTGCAGCCCCAGCCGTTCGGTGGCGCGTGTGTCGCCCAGAACGGGTGGTCGGACGGAAGGACAAGGCCGTCCCAGCCCAGGTGGATGATCCGGGGCTCGGCGGAACCGCCGTGGCGGTAGACCCAAAGCGGGAACCCGCCCTCGATCAGCTGTGCCATGCGCCCGGCGGAGTATGCGGTGCGCATGTTGGTGCGGTAAATCACCCGGGTCCGCCAAGCCTCGCCTGCCTTGGTGCCCTCGCCCGTCCATCCATGCCAGCCCCGCTCATCGACGATCCGACGGAAGTCACGGCGGAACTCTTCGAGGCTCGTGCCCCGGGCGATCGCCTTGTCGACGGCGGCGGCGAGATCGGCCAGGAGATCGGCCTTCGTTGCGCCCGCCACCATGAAGGCGCGATCGTGTTGCTCTTGCCAGAGGTCATCCCAGCGGGCCGTCGGGACCAGGTTGCCCAGACGCAGGCGAAAGGCAGCCAGAGCCTCCCTGAAGGGCTTCCTGAACGTGCCGGTAAGCCGGTCAGTCACCGCCCGCCCTCGCTGTCGCGTATCGCAGTCGCACGTCCACCCGCATGGCCGGCCATCATCGCCTCGGCCAGGACCCGCGACAGGTCGGTCACGCCAAGATCAGGGTATGCTGCCAAGAGCATCTCGCGCAGCTCTTCAAGGCTGCCTGCGGCCTCCATCATCGCCTCGATCCGGACCAGCATTGCCTCGACCGCCGGGGCAGCCTCTGCGACCAGACGGTCGATCATGGGATCGATTTCGGAGACCCCCTGATTTTTGGCCGTAGAAGCCCCTTCCGCGTTCAGGGCGGTCTCGGTACCCCGAAGGGCCGGACCCCGTTTAATTTCGCCGCTTTGGCTTTTAATTTCCGGAACGGACGGCGGGGGGTCGACCACCGGGGCGGTCGCTCCTTGGGGACGCATCAGCTTGGCGCCCTTTTTCGGGTCCGACAGGCTGAACTTGTCGCGCACCTCGCCCTGGTCGATTTCGAGACCGCGGTCGATCAACGGCGCGATCGCGTCCGCGAAAGCCTTCAGGTCTTCCTGCTCGGTCTCCTCGATCTTGATCCGGGGGTAGACCTTCAGGGGGCCGAAGTTCAGCTGCATCCAGGGCCGGATCAGGTCACGGTTCAGGATCGCTGCCAGCGCGCGGCCGTCGGCTGTCTGAATCGACTTCTGCACCTCGCGGTGCTCCCGTCCCGACCCAAGGCCGCCAGTGAGAGAGTCGGTTGTCGCGGTCTGGCCCAGGACTCCTTTCGACACCTGCTGGTCAATCCATTCGACCCGCTTGAGGTAAAGGTCGGTCGAGGCACCCACATTCGCGGTCTCGACGAAGTCGATCGCCATGGACTCCGGGATGATCGCCGCGCAGTCACCGGCAATGTTCGACACAGCGCGGAACAGCGTATCCTTGTCCGCCTCGCTGGCCGAGGGGCCGAACTTGCCGACGCGCAGTGGCTGACCGAAGGTCTGGGTGAAGATCGCCCAATCCCGCTGGGTATAGGCCTTGAACATCCAGGCCCAGGCGGCAACCCGGGCAAGACCGGATCTCAATCCAAGCCCGGACTTGGCCCGGATCTGGGCAAAGATGAACTTGAAGGCCGGCAGCGGGACGTCCTGACCGCTTTCATTCAGCATCAGTGGGGTGGCAAGGTCGCGGCGGTCAAAGCGGAACCAGCGGGGGTCGCGGAACTCCAGCCGTGAGGGCATCCACTGGCCCGATGATGTTTCCCAGAGGATCTCGGTGAAGCTGTAGCCTTTGCCGATGCAATCGAGAATGTCGAAGAGTTCCTCGGTCAGTTCATCTCGCTTGAGCCAGTCGCGCACCATCTGGGCCTGCATCTCGGCCTCGGCGCTGTCGTCGCCCGCCTCGACCGCCACCGGCATCTGCGTCACGGCGCGGCGACGGGTGCCGAGGACGCCAAGGTAGTGCAGGTCGCGCTCCTCGATCGTCTCGGCAAGATCGAGGTAGCGGACCGGGTCGCCCGCATCGGCCTCGCGCAGGATGTTCGCCAGCCTGACCGGGTTCAGCCCGTCAGCCGGGTAGCCTGGCAGCGGGCTGCGCACGCCCCCTACCGTCGCGGCCGAGACCTCGGTCTTCAGCTCGGCCTTGCGAACCACCAGGCCACGGTGATCCAGGAGCTGGGGGGTTTTCATTCGATCCATCCTTTCCATGGGCCCCGCGCGATCCCCCAGTGCCATTCAAGCAGCGTGGCAAGAGCGCGGTACCGGCCGATCTTCTTCCAGGGCTTGGGCTTCACCACACGCCTCCCCGCAGCCGGGCACCCAGCGGTTGCCGCCACTGGCTTTCCGCGTCGTTCCCGTCATCGGCCAGATGGCTCCATTCCTGGTCGCGCGAGCTGACCGCGCCCCGGTAGCTGTATTCCGACCAACGCATCCGGCTGGCCCAGTGGGCAAGCGCCAGAGCGATGGCATAGTCGCCGTGGCGCTTCTTGCCCGTCTCACCCTCGCGCAGTTGGGGAACGCGGGCGATGCCACGGACGAGCTTTATCATGCGAAGGTCGGACAAGTGCAGCTCGTCCGCGATCAGCGCCAGCATGTCGTCCTCGAAAGCGGCCTTCAGGGGCGGCATGTGAAGGCGGTACCATTCCTCGGTGAACTTCACCGCCATGATCAGACCCGACCCCGCCTCGTGATCCTCGCGCAGACCGAACTTGCGGCCCATGTCCTCGGCCACGGTCCAGCCCATGCCGGTGGCATCGAAGGCAGCACCGATCAGCTGTGACCGCACCGCGCCCAGGACCAGCCCGACGATCATCTTCTGCTCGTCGCCGGGCACATTGCGCATCTCGATCGATAGCGCCTCGGTTCGTTTAAGGGCCTGTTCAATGGCCAGCAAAGACGCGGTTGAAAGGTCGCTGACCCGGCCGAAGTCGAAGCCGAAGGCGTACTTCACATTGCGTGGCAGTGCCGCCAGCTGCTCCTTCAGGTCGGCCACGAACTCGGCCAGCAGCGCCTGCTGGTCAAGCCGGTGGCGGTAGAGGTAGTCCTGGGGCAGGTCCAGCCGCAGGACCTTACGCTTCACCGTCATCCGCGCCTCGATCAGAGGGGCGGGCAGCCATGCGCCGGACGACAGGCTGGGGACGCAGAACAGTTCCTCGTCCGCCCCGTCGCCGTAGAAGTCGATGATGTCCTGCCGCCACTTCGCTTCCGATTCCGGCGTCCAGGTCTTGCCGGTGACCAGCGCGATCCTCTGGTAAAGGCCCTCATTCAACGCCTGGTCGAAGTCGATCCGCAGGTGGGCGTATTTCGAACGGCCCGACAGGATGTCCTGAATCGCCTGGTTGAACGGGTTCTCGGCCCCGTCATGGGTCGAACAGACGACGACCTGGCCGCCCCACATCAGGAAGGCGAGCGCTGCTTTCAGCAGTTCCGCCAGCTGGTCGACGAAGGCTGCCTCGTCGATGATCACCACGCCCTGCTTGCCGCGCAGCCCGCGCGGGGCGGACGACAGCGCCATGATCTCGAAGCCGGAGGCGAACTTGATCCGGAAGGCGTTGATCGCCTTGTCCGCTTCGCCCTGGTCGAAGAGCGTCTCCTCGACGGCCGCCGCCGCCGTGCTGAAGGCGCGCGCCCACATGGCGCAGGCGTCGATGAACTCGCGCGTCATCTCCCGGCTGTAGGAGATGTACATGACGTCCATCCCGCCGGCGATCTTCTGCCGCCCGGCCCGCAGCACGGCATAGGCCGCCAGCCCCCATGTCAGGCCGATCCGCCGGGACTTCTCGACAAACAGGACCGGGCAGGCGCTGTCCAGAAGATCCACCGCCCGCGCCTGGTAAGGCAGCAACACGGCAGGCAGCCCATGCGCCTTCACCTCGGCCGGGATCGAGGCCATGGCGGCAGCGCGGGCCTCGGCCCAGGCCTTTTCGGTCAGGAGGGCGGTCATCCTTGAAACCCCAAGAAGTTCTCGCGGATCGCGGCTGTCTTGCACCGGTTCCACAGCCGCCAGAGCGCGTTCTGCGACTTCCGCCGCCGTTTCGCGCGGGCGTAGGCCCGCCGAATGTCCCGAGGAACGAGAGGCCAGTGCTTCGCGCAGATCCACTCCTTGAAGTCCGGAGCGTGGGTGCGGCGGCAGCCGGGCACGAGACAGGTGATGCGGTCGCTCACCCCTCGCCCTCCATCCGGTCGACCTTCTGGCCAAGGATTGCGGCGGCGGCTTTTGCGACTAGCGCCCATACGGTCTGACCGCGCCGATGGCGCATGATCACGAAATCATCGGCATCGCGATCAGTGCAGAGGGTTGCGACCTCGTCCTCGGTCCACTCGACGCTGAAGTCATCCGTGACCGTGGTGCCGTCATTGACAATGTCGCCGATGGGCAGGAATTCCGCTTCGGCGATCACATGCCCGCTAAGCTTGACCTCGATCGTCAGCATCACCGATCCTCAGGCAGGCGCACCCGACCCGGCTTGAAGATCGACCGGTTCACGGCCATGAAGCCCTGCTCGATCTGGGTGCGACCGATGGCAAGCCAGCGCTTGTCGACATCGGGCATCGCCGCCAGATCATCGAGGCACCGCAGGACAATCTCCTCGGTCACCTTCATGCCGTTGACCAGCTGGACTGCCGTCTCACTTTGCGGCTTGTATCCCGCCACCGGCAGGCCTTCGTGCTTCGGGTCGCTCATTTGGTCACCCCCAGGATTTCGGCCTTGATCTGTTCGGTGGTCTCGGCGGTCAGGCCCTTGGCCTTGGCCACGGCGTCCACCGCCTCGCCCAGCTTGGCCTGCAGCTGCGCGGTCTCTTTCGACTTGCGGGTGCTGGACAGGTTCTGTGCCGCCTGTGCCGACCGGAAGGCATCCGCCAGTTCCTTCAGCTGCTTCGGCGCGATGCCGTCGGCCGCGTCGCCCAGCATGTGCAGGACGACCGACTTGATCATCTCGCCTGCGATGATGGTCAGGTCGTCGCTGGCCTTGGCGTCGTGCTTCTCGGCCAGGACGGCCACGATCTCGCGCGTCTGGTCGAGACGGCGCGACAGGCGGGCCTGGCGCAGCGAGAACCGGTTGAAGCTTGAGAAGGCCGGGATGCGGAACTCCAGCTCGCCGCGATGCTCGGCCATCAGCGCCTGGCACTTGGCCACGAACTCGGCGTAGATGTCGGTCTGGGTCTTGTCGCGGTCGGCAAGCTCGCCCGCCGCCCAGGCGACGATGGCGTCGGCCTCGGTCGGCAGGGTGTCGAATGAGGAAAGCCGCCCGCGCCCGGTGGCCATGGCCTATTCCCCCGGACGTGAGGGGCGCTTGACGCCCTCGATCACGATGGCGCGGCGCAGGTGGCGGTGACCCTTCTCGGTCAGGGTCGCGACGACGACGCTGCCCGGCTTGATCAGCGTGACCGCGCCCATCTCGGCCAGCCAGTCAAGCTCTCCGTGGATCCACTCGCGCGGCCGGTCGATGCCGAAGCGGATCAGCTCTTCGGCGATAAAGCCGGAATGCAGCCGCTCGTCCGTCTGGGCGGCAAGCGCCTTCAGGATGATCAGTCGGGCGTCGGGGCGGACCTGGTCGTTCTCGTAGTTCATCGCTCAGCGATTCCCCATCAGGTGGTTGTCGTGGCGGCTGACGATGGCCTCCAGCCGCTCCATGATCTCGGTCTGCGCCTTCATCTGGACGGCGGTCGCCTTCATCTCGCCGCGCATCTGCTCCATCGCCAGCTCCAGCTGATGCATGGTCTCGGTCGTAGGCTGGGCGGCCTGCTTCAACTGGACCGACTGCAGCTGGGTCTGCATGTCGGCGAGGAGCTTGGCGTGCTCGGCCAGCGTGGCCGCGTTGCGCTTCGACGGGCCCGAGAAGATGGTCCAGAGGTTCGTCAGGAAGTTCACGATCGCGGTCAGGGCTAGCGCCCAGATGACGAAGAACTGCACCGTGGTTTCGTCAGGGGTCACTTCTTGGCCCCCACCCATTTCGCGGCCATGTCCTTCAGCGTGTGACCGCCCATGTAAAGGCCCATGTAAAGCCCGGTGAAGGTCACCAGTTGATCATAGGGCATCGGCGGCAGAGCGATCCTCCAGATCGCATTGCAGACGTGCAGGATGACGACCTGCCAGGCCCAGAGGACCATGACGAAATACATCCCCAGCGGGCGCCAGGCGGCTTTCCAGCCGCCTTCTTCCTGCTCGGCCAGCAAAAGCGCGTTCTGGTGCTCCAGGCCCTTGGCAAAAAGACCGACCAGCTCGGGCGTCATCTGCTCGACCTCGCGCATGGCGTCGATCACGCGCCCCGGGTTCTGCACGGCAAGCTCCTCGAGCTGGTCGGTTCGCACCCCGGCCCGGCCAGCAACCGCGCCCAGGACGTCGGCGGCAAGACCCCCGGCAGTATCTCCAAGTCGTTGCTCCAGGACCGCGCGGATCACCGGAAACCCTGCACTCAGTGCCAGAGAGGCAAGTGCACTCATCAGATGTTCTCCCCGGAGGGGCCGGCCGTCCAGCCCGTCCCGGCTGCGGCAAGACAGGCAACCTCCCCTCTCACGAGCAACGCCGTCCAGGTGGTACCGTCTGGCTTGGCGGTGATCACGAGGTGACCAGCTGCGCCACGCTCTCCGATCCAGACGACTCTTTCGCCGAAGGCCCGATCAAGATCGGCCAGAACGTCGACAACGCCGCCACAGCGCGCGCCTTGGGCCCGGGCAGGCTGCGTCAGCGCCGCAACGGTCAGAGCCAACACCACGATGAGGGACAGAAGAAGAAGCGGGTAACCCCAGCGGCTGCGCATCAGAAGCTCCTCAGAAAAGCCGCGACACGCGGCAGGGGGGACTGGATCGCGCCTGCGATCTGGTCGCGGTAGCGCCAGGCAAGCCAGAGGGCGTAGATGGTGCCAGCGACCAGCACCGCGCCGTCCAGCCAAGGCAGGCCAGTTAGAACCTCGTCAGCCCCGCTGGCCTGTGAGGCACCGGCAACGGCGGGAACGCCCACGGCCGGCACGGCCTTGCCCCGCGCGTCCAGAGCGCGCTGCAGCGTCGACAGTGTGGCGCGGCCGAGGATGCCATCGACGGTGAGGTCGTGCTTCTTCTGGAAGGCGCGGACCGCCTCGGCGGAAATCTCGTTGTAGTCGGGGCCGGGGTCGAAACCAAGCTTGCGGAACGCCTCCCAGACGTCCTGCACCTCTTCTTTCGACAGTGGCAAGGCGATCCGAGCCACATGCGACGAGGCATGGACGGGCAGCGGGCTTCCCCCCTGCGAGGCGTAGATGCCCCGACGCAGCAACCGGAATTCATCCTCCCGCCTGCGTGCAAGGCCGGGCAGCACCTTGCCACCGCCCTTGGTCCAGAGCTTCATCCGCGCCTCGGTGTCGATCCAGTTCTGCGCGATCCAGGCTTTGACCCAGCTGGCGCGGTGGATGGCCCCGGTGTTGAAATCGAAGCTGACACCCGCGTCGAATTCATGCTGTTTCGGCCGGACGACCTTGCTTCCGAGCGTGTGGGTCATCGCCTTGGCCACGCGCGGCTCATAGTTTAGGTCAAGCGCCTTCGTCAGCAGCCGGTCCGATTCCTCGCGGGTGATCACCATGCCCGGTGTCACCTTGACCACGCCCGAAGCACTGGTAAGGCCGACGCCGATGGTCCAGATACCTGCCGGGCAGCGGTAGGCCTTCAAGACCTCACCCTCGTGCAGCTTGATGTCGGCGCGGCCCTTGGTGCTGGTCTGCATGGCTGATCCCCGGGGGTGGCCGGACACGACCGGCGCTTGCATGGCCAATGTGCCCTGCGGCATCTGGGCAAATCACCCACAAGCGTTTGTGGGGGGGGCTGGCCGTAGGTTTGGGGGGGGGTCAGAAGAGCCGCGGCTGGCGCGGGTCGGCGGCGGGAACCGGGTTCAGGTACTTGCGCACCGTCACGTCGGTCGTGCGCAGAATGCGGGCGATATCGGAAACTGGCAATCCCTTTGCTTTCAGGACGGCCGCAACCCACGGCTTGACCAGAGGAATGCGCGCGGGCCACTCGCCACTCTCGGCCAGGCGGGCCAACGCCTCGGCCTTTTCGCGCCCCAGCACCTTGACGATCCGCGACCGTGCAGTCGGGTTCTTTGCAATGTAGATCTCGACGCCGCCGAACTCTTCGATGAAGCGGATCGTGTCGTCCACGCCCAAGACGCGGACGAAGGGCTCGATCTGGGCGGGCGGGCGTAGGGGATCGGTCACGGATACCCCTCCAGCCTGCGGAGGCGTTCTTCCAGGCGCAGGATCGTCTCGCGTTGCTCAAGGATCATGTCGTGCTGCTTTGCCAGCCGCCGGGCCAGCTCCAGCGTAAGCTGCTGGCGTGTCTTGCCTTCGATGGTCAGGGCCTGCTCCAGCGTGGTCATCCGGTCGCAGAGATCTAGGAGCGCCATCTCCTGCGCCTGCAACCGATCGGGCTGGGCAGGTTCCCAGCGGATCATGACGCGACACCGAACTTGCCCGCCTCGTCACCCCAGGCTGTCCAGCCGTCGCGATCGGTGCGGCTGAAAAGGTCGAGGCGCGGAACGTAGGGCATCAGGGCCTCGCAGGCCCAATAGGCTTCGTCCGGCTTGCGGCTGTGGGCCCGCGCGGTCGCCTCGATCGTGACGGTGCCGTTCGGCCAGACGTCCTCCCACGGCCCGTGGAAGCGCGCGTCATGGGTGATGACGGATGACCGGGTGCCGCGCGTGGTCTTCGGTGCCCCCCGGGTGCCGATCAGGAAGGGCTCGTTCGACGACCGCAGGATGTAGCCTGTCCCGAAGCTGACCTTGCCGCGCGTCGACCGCTTCAGCCAGGTGCCTGCCGTCTTGAAGGTGAAGCCCCAGGCGGCGAGAACCTCCAGCGCCTGCGGCAACTGCGGGTTCACCGCCCAGAGCCACAGGACACAGTCAGGCGCGGCAAGCGCCTCGACCGGAAGGGCCTTGATCTCGGCCAGCGGCATCGTCTGGTAGTGCTTCTCGGGGGCCTTGGCATAGCCCTTGTCGGAACGCATCTCATACGACCAGGGCGGATCGGCCATGATCAGGCCGAAACCGCCCGCGGGTCGGATCGAGGCAAGCGGGTGCAGGCTCACTCCTCGTCCTCCTCGCGGATCCGGCGGCGGCGCTTGCGGCCGTTCCGCTGCGGTGTGGACTTGACGGGCACGCAGCTGATCAGCCGGTTCTCGACCAGGACGTAGCGAATGCCCTCGGCCACTGTCGCCGTCGCCCCGGCCTCGATCGCGGCATCGACCTTGAAGCCCAGCTCGCGGCGAACGCCCTCGACGTCGATGCCCTGCACCCGCTCCAGGTGGCGCAGGACGGCGTGATCGGTGACGTGGGCGATGGGCTTCTTCATAGATCGATCCCTGCTCTTGCGCACATGCCTTTCAGGGCCTCGATCAGCGTGGCGATCTGGCGGTGATCCTGCATGGCGTCGATGTCGAAGACGGCCGCGCCCCAGCTTTTCTCGAACCGCGCACGGATGAAGGCATTCAGCCCCTTGGCCCCGCCCTGGCTTACGGCCCCGGCCTTGTGCAGCTTGCCCCACAACACATGGGCGAACCGGGTGTCCGCTCGCTTCGCCGCCGGGCGCTTGGCGCGGGTCTTGCCCGCGTCGGGCTTGAACCCGCGCTCCTTCAGGGCTGCGACCAGCTTCGTCAGGTCGGCCTCGTCCATGTCATGCATGCTGGCCTTGCCGGTGACCACCAGCTGCAGATCGCGGCGGGTCTCCCCGTCGATGCCCAGCTCGCGGCAGCCGACATGGACCAGCTTCTGCAGGGCGCGTGTCATGCCGCCACCTGCATCGTCTCGGCCGGGCGGGCCCACTCGATCAGGATGCCGCAGAAGGCGGTCATGACTCCGCCGCCAGCAGCCGCGACTGCCTGCGGGTGGTGTTCCCGCCAGAAGGCCCACATATCGAGGGCATCGGCGAATCCGTCGCGCAGCGCGAAGGCGTCCAGGTCGCGGACCGGAATGCCATCGGTGAAAATCCGGGCGATCTCGCCAGCGCGAAACCGGATCTCGATCTGCATCACTTCCACACAGGGCGTGTCAGGCAGGATGCGGGTGCAGTGCGCGGTGCGAATGCCGGAATAGAGCTGCAGAAGCTCGCCGGGGCGCGCGTGGCGGCGCTGGCCTATGGCGCGGATCGTCTGGGTCTTCAGGCCCTGGCGGATCGGTTCGATGAAGCGCGGCTGGAAACTGTAGGCAACCATGGTGGTCTCCTGTCGTGGCAGTGCCCCCGGCCCAAACGGGACCTGGGGCGGGCGATAATCAGTGGTTTGGGCCGGGATGATGCGGCAGCGGAACAAGGGGGAAATCGGACTTGTCGGGAAGCCCCGGGCGGGGCTTCCAGGAAAAGGGAGCATCTTTGTACGAGGGCACCTGTCTGCGATCCTGATGAGGCGCGCAGGATATCAGTGCGACGGCGTACAAAACGAACATCAGGCGACGGAAAAGAGCAGCGTTCATGTCAACGGTCCTTTAACCAGGGCTTGAAGGTTGGGTCAGGCCGGGTTTTCACCTCGCAGGCCGGCCGCCTGCCTTCACCGTCGCCCCGGGGCGCAATCCCGGGGCGACGGAGCTTTCTCAGACCTTTGCTTTGGCTGACCGGAAGATAAGCGTGGTCGTGGCCGGGATCTCGACTGGAAGACCGGTCCGAGGGTTCCGGCCCGTGCGGGCGGCGCGCGTCCTCATCTCGAACGTGCCGAAACCCTGGATGATCACCTTGTCGCCAGCGGCGGCGGCACCCCGGATCAGGTTCAGCAGGGCATTGACGCAGGCGCCTGCGGCGACTTTCGTCATGCCCTGGGTCTCGGCCAGGTCTTCGATCAGTTTTCCCTTCGATACAGTCATGTCAGGTCTTCCTCTGGTGGCAGCGCCGGGATGGCGCAGGTGAACCCGGTCGGGAAAACCCGCCGGGGATGGTGTCAGGGCCAGACGTCGGCCGTGTTCAAAGCAAAGAGGCCAAGCGCGCAGGCGAGGCCGAGC